GGTCACCTGGAAGTGCAGGGCGCCCAGGAAGGTGCCCGACATCCACCCGTCACGGTAGAACTGCGGGGTGTCTTGCATCAGCTTGGCCAGGACAGGCTTCACCTGGGTGGCCCACACCTGGATCATGTTGTGGTCGGGGCAGGTGACCTGCCACGTGAACCGCCGATGCGTCCACATGGCTACTCCGGGATGTTCCAGGTGATCGTGCCGTCGAAGCTGGAGACGGTGAACGAGGAAGCCGTCGGGAGCGTGCCGCCACCCGCCTTCAGCAGGAGCAGGATCTGGTCGATCTTGTCGTCCATCGCCGCCAGGCGGGCTTCGATCCGCTTCTGGCCGTCCAGCACGGACGACAAGCTGCCGCCGTTAAGCTTCACCTGCGCCAGGATCGCCAACACCTGCTCATACGCCACCCCGACCGGAGCGCCGTTGAGCAGATCCCAGTTCCATACCTTTAGGCCGATAGCGTTCAGGTCAGCTTCTGTCAACGCCATGACGAAACCCTCCAAGTTCCAGGGGGTGCTGGTGTCGCTGATCGCGGCGTCGAGCACCGAGATGTGCACGTGGTTGGTGTGTGGGTCCACGCCGCTGTACGGGCGCCACGTCCAAGCCGCGTAGCTGCTGGTGGCGTAGCTGGAGAACATGTGGTGATCGCTGATGACGTACTTGATCCGCTGGTCGCGGTGGATCCGCAGCACCTCGGCGAACCGGTAGCTGTCGAAGCCACCCGCCGGGTCGTGGGTCAAGTCCAGCGCCGAGACCATCTCCGACCCGACACCGGGCACGTTGTGCGGGCAGTGGTCCGAGGTCGTCGGATGGTTGGTGTCGCAGATGGTCCCGTCGGCGCCCTTGGCACGGTTCGGGGCAAGGGCGTTGACCTGGCCACGCAGGACCAGGAGGCTGTTGAACACGCGCCAGGCCATCAGGGCACCAACTCTTCGGGGATCTTCGCGTCCGGCGGCACCAGGGCCGCCAAGGCGATGGTGACCTTGTGCTGCGCGTCGAGCTGCTGGCGCATCTCCTGGCGCTCCAAGGCAGCCTGGGCCCGCTCGAAGGCCATCTGGGTGCGCAGGGCCTCGTTGTTGCCGTTGGCCAGCTCTTTGACCTGGCCGATCTGCTCGGACGAGACAGCGTTGTTCTTGTAGTTCTGGGCGGCGTTGAACCCGAGAGCGCCGAGGATCAGAACCCCGAGGCTGGCGATGGCCCCTAGCTGCTGACCGAGTGCCACCAGCAGTACCAGCGTGGTGCACAAGATGAGCACCAGGGAGACCACGTGCCATCCGTTCAGCTTGTCCATGATCCCTCGCATTTCTCGATCATGTCATGTTTGTACCCGTTTAACTAGTTATGCCACTCGCCATACGTGCATGCGGGATCGCGCACGAAGTGTCGTATTCGTCGCCGCAGCCGCCGCCTGGGCGAATTGCATCTGCACCGTGCCATTGCCGCCCGCGATGATCTCCCCAATGATTGAACCAGTGATCACGGTGCCGACACCCGAACCGCCATAAGTGATACCAACACCGGACGTGTTCTGGGTGGCGTTCTTCACGACACCCGGAGAAGTTGCACCTACATCCATCATCGACAGGCCACCCCAACGGACCGTGGAACCACCCGGCCACGTGTATGCGAACTGGATGTCCTCGGTAGTCGACGAGTCGTAGAACAGATCGCAGCGCCACTGATACGTGGCCGAAGTCACCACAGTGAAAGAGAACCCAGTCACGTTGGTCAAGGCGGCGCTGTTGTTGACGACCTGATCGACGGTGATCCGCAGCTGCCCGTACAGGGCGCGGGTGAACAAGGAGACCCAGTTTGCCGAGTCGAAGATCTCCGATCGGTCCACATCGAGCAGCGCCGAAATCTCATTCTCATTCGGAGCTGCGTTACGGGCGGTCCGGTCGGCGATGGAGGCATACCGCTGGGCCAGCCGGTTCTCCATCACGCCGTCCCACGACACCTGCGCGGACGGCAGGTTCGCCGGGTCGCCGCCCTGCTGCTCCGGAATGCCCTGGTTGGCACTGTTGACAGGCATATCAGACTCCGTAAGACACGAGGGTTGCCCCCAAGGTGGGGAAGGTGCTGTTGTTGTCCACTCCGGTGATCGTGGTTCGCACGGTGATCTGATCGGCGACCAGAAGCCGCAACCCAGCAGCCAGCATCAACGCACTCGGCGGGGCCGTCCCAGCGATGCCTGGACCCGATTTCACCGTGCAAACAGCGTTGCCATTGACAAGGAGTTCGCATTTGTGCGAGCTGTTGTTCTGCAAGTTCGCGTTGTTGATGACCGTGATCAAGTAAGTCCCCGCCGTATTCACCGTCACGATGGTCGGCGCACCCGAAGACCACATGTTGTCGGTGTCCAGCGTTTCACTGGCGAAGGAAACCACCAGCGGGACGCCCACGGTAAAGGCGTTGCTTGCACCATTGAGCAAGACAGCTGGGCGCAACAGTGCCGTGGTGGCAGTGGCACTCACGACAGAGATGGCCGACTCGGTTCCTCGCGCCAAAAGCTCGAAGCTTGTCGGGGAGACCGCTTCCGTCAGGCAGGGTGAAACGATGGAGAATGTGTTAGTCGTGTGCGGCATCAGATCACCAGTCCCGTCCCCACGTATTGCACCCAGAAACGTGCTCCCGTATTTACCTGCATCGTGGAGCTGGTGTTCTTATGGGCGAAAATGAACTGCACCTGATAGTCACGCGTTCCATCGGCATAGAACAGACCGGTGACCTGCCCAGCGTCGCCGCCGGTATTTGACTCGTAGAAGCTATGGGCAGACTGCTGGTTGTATTGGTTGACGCCGTTGACAATGGAAAACCAGGTAAGGATCAGGTCACGTCGTGTGTTGGCATTAACCGCACCCGTGGCCTGGAAGGTGCACGTTGCACCAACGTGATACCAGCCCGCAGGGGGCAACGTCATCAATGACAGCCCCGACAGGCCAGATGTCACCACGGACTTGGCCAGCGAACTGACCAGTAGTCCACCAGGCGGTTGAGCGCCGGGAACGAAGTCGGCCAGGGTGTTGTTCACGGTGCTGCTGGCCGTGGTAACCGCCAGCGCCCAGGGCCGGTTGTTGTATACGCCCAGGCCCAGGCCCAGCTCATTCAATGCCGCGTCTACGGCATCACTAGTGCACTGCTCCGCTAGCGCAACGGCCGCATAGTCCTTATCCGTGAGGCAGACCAGGCCGCTGTCGGTGGTTTTCGTCATGGCAGATCACACAGCCAGAACAGACCCAGCTGGGCCTGTTGGATCGTCATCACATCAGACCCCTGGATGAACGGCGCATAGCCCATGGTGATCGCCGTTCCGGCGGTGGGCACTGTCCAGATACCACTCGCCGCCTGGAACACAGGAGTGCCGCTGGCGTAAACCAGGGTGTCGAAGATGAACGCCCCAAGGAATCCAGAGATGTCTACGCGCATCACGGAGCTGCTTTGCAGAGCTGCCCCCACGCTAGTCACATAGAGGAACGCTTGAGCAGCATAAACACCGGGAGTGTTCACCGTTACCCTGTCGGGATCTGCTGCGGAGAACATGTTGTCGGTGTCAACAAGTGCTGAATCAAAAGACAGGATCTGGGTGGCGGAGGTGCTCGCCGAGGTAAAAGGGGTCGGGACGGTAATCGCCACCTTCGCCATAGGCACGGTAACGGCGGTCCGATTGGAGACCCCGGCAAGCCGATCGATCTCCTCCTGGACCGCGTCGTTGAACGCGCACATGGTGTCGTCGATGTTGCACGGCGCCGAGGCTCCCGTGGCGTACGGGAGCCCGTAGATCGGGGTGCAGGTGTCGCCGACGAAGCTCATTGGGTGTACTCCTGGGCCTGCCACTGGACATCGACGTTGATGGTGCCCGGAGCGGCTCCGAAGATGAATGCCGTGAAGCCGGTGGTGCTGACACCGATAGCCCGTGAACCCCATCCGGCGACAGACCCGGACCCGGAGTTGATGTTGGTGGCAATGGCCGGGAGCCGGGTGAACGGCCGGGCGAACGTAACCACTGCGGTTGCCGAAGTGGCGGCGACCACCACAACGATCACCGATCCGGACTGGAACACCGGGCCGGTCGCCGTATTGTCCGCCGACGACGTCTTGCCGAGGATCAGCCAGGTCTGGTCCTGGCGCAGCACCGCCACGTTGTCCCCGACGACCGGGGTGTACGAGCCGACCGCGTGACCGGGCAGCGACGTGCCCTGCACGTTCACAGTTACGGGGGCGACACTGTCGATGATCCCGACCCGCATCCGGTCGTCGGGAGGCAGCACATCCTGGATCGCCTCGGGCAGCGTCATGATGCGTCCAGCAGTCCGGGAACCTGGGCGCGACCGGTGACACTCATGGCGCCAGCAGCCTCCAGGGATATGACAAAAGCGGACACAACTTGAATAATGCCCGATTCCCCCCTGGCATTCAAGGTGACAACGTCCCCCAGCTCCAGCGCAGCGTCCATCGGCTGCCCCCACGTCCAGGCTTCCGTCAAAGCGATCGAGGTCCGCAGGAAGTCATTGGCAGCCGACTGCGCAGACCCCTGGGTCTGCGGTGTTTGCAGATTCAATGTGGTGTGCCGCAGGCCGAAGTTGCCCCGCACATAGGTGGGGCTCGCTGGGTTCAGGTCCTGCGCCAGCGCCCACACCGGAGCGCTGCCGTCGACCCGCTCACCGGTGACCGTCACCGAGTTGAAGATGGTCTGGCGCCCCCGGGACGGGGCAGCACCCACCGTGCCGCCGGGTCCGTCGTGCAGGGTCAGCATGGACGGGGCGGCGGTGCCGAACGCGTAGCGGCGCAGCACGAAGCTGCCGTCGGCCAGCGCATACCAGTAGGTCCCCGCCGCAGTGGCCATCTCATCCAGGGCACCCGCCCGGTCGGACTCCCATGTCAGCTGCGGAACAGTCAGCCCCACCGGATCGGAGGGCCCGAACACCGCATCGGGAACCCCGTCGGACACCAGCCGCTGGAACTCTGCCGACACGGTGTTGCCGACAGTCGAGTTCTCCGGGCGCACGAACATGGCCTCCACCACCTCGTTGGCCCGGTCCGCCGCGCCGACGGTCACCTCGCCGTTGATGGAGTTCACGTCGTCCTGAAGCCGTCCGGTGAAGATCACCCAGCGGTACACAGTGCCCTCGGCGAACTGGATACCCGCCCACACCCTGATCCGGTTGCCGTAGGGCGCCAGGATGAACCCTGGGCCAACTGGGTAGAGGGTCTCGTCCAGGGTCAGGTCCAGCTGCCGTGTCGTCCGGTTGCCCAGCGTCGCGGAGACACTGCCGCCGATGAAGATCAGGCCGCCCTCATCCGATGTCCGGTCCGCCGGGATCGGCAGCACGTTCCCCGCCCCGTCGAGTACCTCCACCAGGAAGTACCGGCTGTGCGGTGTGGCCAGCGCCTGCCGGTATGTTGCGTCGAGTCCGCCCGCAAGCATCAGGCACCATCCAACAGGTCGTCCCAGTCGGTGTTGCCCGCGTTGACAGCAGTCCAGTTGGCGGAGGTGGCGTTCACGTCGTTCCAGGTGCGCTCCACCGTGTCCGGGATC